TGGTTAAATGACCCAATGAATCGTGCATGGCGCACTAGAACAGGAGTTGTATGAGTTTTACTACCTATGCTGAACTACAGACAACTATTGCAGAATACTTGGCTCGTACAGACCTAACAACTCAGATTCCTGACTTTATCCGTTTGGCAGAAACTCGTTTACGCAGAGACTTGCGTATTCGCCAAATGTTGACTTCTACAACTCTGACCTGCGTATCAGGAACAGCGACAGTTACTATCCCTTCTGACTTCTTGGAAGTAAAAGATTTTGTGGTAACAGGTAACCCTGTTAGACCATTGAATTACGAATCTCCGTCTTTGTTCTCTCGTAACTCACGAAGCATGGACGCAGGTAAGCCGTTGGATTACACAGTCTTGGCTACGACATTCAAGTTAGCACCTATCCCAGATAGCAATTACACATTGACTCTTGTTTACTCTGCTGCGCCAGCGTTTCTTAGTGTTTCAAACACAAGCAATGCGTTCTTGGTTACTTGTCCTGACTTGCTTTTGTATGCGGCTTTGCTTGAGGCAGAGCCTTACCTGATGAACGATGCTCGAATTAACACATGGGGAACTATGTTTGATAGGGGTATGGGTTCTTTGACTCGCTCTGACGAGAAGGGTCAATTCTCTGGCGTTCCAATAGCAATGCGTAACACATACATCTGATATGCCTACACAAAGAATACAACTTGGCGAGTGGATGCCTGACCAATCAGGTCTTACTGGCGCATTGACTGACGCTAAGAACGTAGTTTCTCAAGCTGTTGGCTATGGGGCTTTTCCTAGTCCAGTAGCGTTTTCTGGCTCTGCTGCCGAAGACTTAGTTTCTTTGTACGCTGCCAAGAATCCAGACTCTACAACTCAGTTGTTTACTTCTGGTGCATCTAAGATTTATACAGTAAGTGGCGTGGGTGCATTGACCCAAGTTAAGACAGGAATGACTACTGGCATTAACGATAGGGTGCGTTTTACTCAGTTTGGTACACGAGTAATAACAACTAATAACGCTGATGTATTGCAAGCATGGACGCTAGGAACATCTACGTCTTTTGCTAATTTAAGCGCATCTGCACCGATAGCTAAGTTTATTACTGTGGTGCGTGACTTTGTTGTTTGCGCTAATACGTTAGAAACTACACAGCAACAATATCGTGTGAGATGGTCTGCAATCAATGATGAAACTGATTGGGTGGAGAATGTAAACACTCAGTCTGACTATCAAGATATTCCAGATGGTGGACAGATTGTAGGAATCCGTGGTGGTGAGTTTGGCTTGGTGTTCTTAGAAAGAGCGATTAGCCGAATGACCTATGTAGGGACTCCGTTTATATTCCAGTTTGACAATATCTCTCGTAACAAGGGATGTATGGTTGCGGGTTCTATTGCTCAGTACCAAGGAGTTACATTCTTCCTGTCGGACGATGGCTTCTATATGTGTGATGGTCAGCAAGTAGTGCCAATTGGTAGCGAGAAGGTTGACCGATTCTTTATTGATGACGCATCCGAATCTGACTATGGTTCTATGTCTGCTGCTGTTGACCCTGTTCGTAAACTGGTTATTTGGAACTATGTAGCAATTGATGGAAATCGTAAACTAATCATTTACAACTTTTCCACTAAGAAGTGGACTTATGCAGATGCAGGTACTGATTACTTATCTGAGGCATCCTCAACTGCTGTAACGCTTGAGGGGCTAGATAGTATTAGCGCATCTATTGACGCATTGACTACAAGTCTTGATTCTCGTCTTTATGTTGGCGGTAGATACTTCCTTGGTGGTACTTTGGGTGCAAAGGTTTACACATACACAGGTCAACCAGCAACAGGAAACATTGTTACTGGAGATATTGATTTAGGTGGTCAGTCTGTTGTTACTTTGGCTAGACCACAGGTAGATGGAGGCTCTGCAACGATTGCTGTAGCTTCTAGGAAACTGTTAAGCGAAACTGTTACCTTTGGTACGGCTGTGGCTGCTGACTCAGAGAACAGGGTTTCTTTGCGTAGTTCTGGTAGATACCACAGGATTCAATTAGTCCCTACTGGTAACTGGACTACTGCTGTGGCTATTGATGTGGACGTAACTGGTCAAGGTGTGCGCTGATGTTCAGAAGCCTACCCGCATTTGGTGGTGACCAGAGGGCTGTTGCAGAGGTTGTCCGTGGCGTTATGGATGGGAAAACCAATAATACAGGGTCAATTACTTTAGCCGTTGGTTCGGCAGTTACTACCACTTTGACAGACAGGAGAATAGGCCCAGACAGCGTGATTGTTTTTGTCCCTGCCTCTGCTGCGGCTAATGCGGATGCCACAAGAATATACGCAAGCGCACAAGGACAGGGAACAGCAACAGTCAACCATGCGGCTAATGTTACTGCAAATAAGACATATCGGTATGCAATTATTGGTTGATTTTAATAATTTATGTATAATGGATTCCGTGGATGACCCATCTTGGAATCCGAAACTCTAGGAGTAAAAGATGGCTACTACTACCACATCACAAGTTGACCCTGCAATTGCACCATATCTAACGTATGGTTTAGAGCAAGCAGCAGGTCTTTATAAGGGCGGTGGCCCACAATACTACACAGGCGAAACCTTTGTAGCACCCTCGCAGACTACACAAGCAGGTCTGCAAGCCTTAGAGACTCGTGCTTTAGCAGGAAATCCTCTAACTGGACTTGCTCAACAGCAACTACAGGGTACTTTGGGCGGTGCTTATCTAGGTGGAAACCCTTTCTTTCAAGGTGCATTTGCGCCAGCAGCACAAGCGGCTCAGACTCAGTTTCAAAGTACATTGGGTGACATTGCATCCAAAGCAAGCCTAGCAGGGCGTTATGGCTCTGGTGCTATGGGTAACTTGCAGGATAGGGCTTCTGGTCAGTATGCACAGGCTTTGACTAACACAGCAGGTCAACTAGCTTATCAAAACTACGAGCAAGAACGAGCAAGGCAACAGGCTGCTATTGCTGCTGCGCCTCAGTTAGCTGCTACTGATTACCAAGACATTCAGCAATTACTTAATGCTGGTCAAGTTCGTGAAGGTTACACAGGTCAACAGTTAGGTGCTGATATTCAGCGTTTTAACTTCTTACAAAACCAGCCACAACAGAACTTGCAGAACTACCTATCATTGGTCTACGGAAGCCCATTAGGACGAGTTGGTCAAACTACTGCGTCTGGTGCTGCTGATGCTTCTACATTGCAAAAGTTGCTAGGTACTGCTGCTACTGCTGGTGGTCTTTATAAGAATTTAGGTGGCTCTGCTGGCATTAGTAACTTGTGGAATAGTGGTGCTAATTGGCTAAGAGGTTCGTCAGCTTTAAACCCTGCTTCTGGTGAATACATGGGTTCTTTGGAGTTCTAACATGGCTGGACTATTAGACATTTTTGGTACTAGCGGTGCAGACACAATGGGGCTGCTCGGTATGTCACAAGCTGACATTGCTCGTAATCGTGACGATGCACAAGCACAAGCACTCTACGCATTAGCTGGCAGACTATTCCAAGGTGGAAACACAGGTCAGTCTATTGTTGAAGGATTACAACGTGGTCAGCAAGCCTACAAAGGCGGTATGCAAGACACATTGCAAAGCCAGTTACAGAATGTCCAGTTGGCTGACATGATTCGTAAGCGTAAGTTAGAGCAACAACAACTAGCTGAACAACAACGAATTCAAGGTGTTATCCAAGGTGCTGTAACTAAGCCACAAGAGATTTATGGCGAGGACATAATGGGTCAGCAAGTAGGCGAAGGCATGACTGCTGGTGGCTTTGATTTGCAAAAAGCAATACCTCAGTTAATGGGTTCTGCTGAAGGACGCAAAGCACTAGGCGAGTTAGTTGCATCTCAGAAAGCAATGGGTGGTGAAACTACTTCATTGGCTGAAGGTGCAAAACTTATTCGTGTTAATCCTATTACTGGAAAAGTTGAAACTGTTGCTGAAGGCGCACCAAAACAAGATGCAATGCCAACTTCTTTGCGTGAGTTTATGGCTGCCAAGAATAATCCAGCTTATGCAAAGTTTTTGGAAACACAAACAACGGCAAAAGCACCTAAAGTCTCTGTAGATTTGAAAGACCCAACTGCTGTAGCAATGGCTGGTCTTAAATTGCAAAGCGATATTAGGCAAGACTTTAAAGGCCCGAAAGACACGGCTACTGCTTATCAAACAATGTATAACGCTGCCACAAACCCGACTCAAA